CAACCCAGAAAGCAGGGTGGGCCAGGATTTGCTCGATGTGCATGGAAGAAATTTAACGCTTACCCAAACTCTAGCCTTTTTTGTTTTCCAATACACTGATACGGCTGTCATGCCGATTAAGCTTCGAGTAAATTTCTTTGCGGTCTGACTTCATGTCTTGGTGGAGTTCTTCCAACTTGCCAGCAATGCTTTCCACCGCCATCGTTAAACGGATGACGGCTTCGCGGGATTCGCTGGTGCGTTTGGTGAAGCCGGATATTGACATTCCAGCGATGCCGATGGAGGCACCTAGGATCGCAGCGTAGATTTCGATCACAGTGCGCCTCAGTGCCTCCTGATTAAGTTTAGGGCACTCTAGTTGCCGTCCTGAAGCACCAGATAATCTACAGATTCAAGCTGTGCGACACGTGCCACCAAGGCATCAAAGGTGTCTTGAGACACGTCGCCGGTTTGGATGGTGACGGTTGAACCGTCGTCAGACACCGTGACAGTATTTTTTGTAGTGGTTACGTTGACGCTAGTCATGCCGTGTAACCCTCGGACACGTAGATCACACCTTCAAGATAGTATTCCTTGATGTCGCTTGTGTTTGTAAGCAACACGTCATAATAAAGCTCATCAGGAAAAGCTTCTGTTTGCGCGTCCGTCAGGCTGATTGAAACCGTGCCAGCAGCTCTGTTGGTGTAATCAACGGCAAAGTCCGCGTATTTGGTGGTGCGGTTTTTGTTCCACGCCTGTGCTTCAACGGTCCAGCCTGTTAGGTCAATGGCCGTTCCAGTGGAATCTTTGAACTGCAGCGTAACGTAGTAGTCAGCGCGACGCTGCAAGCTGATGTTGTAGATGCCAGGTGAAACGGCCATGACGTACCTCCTTTTAGGAGTCTAGCGTTGCATGACGGCTGCGTCATGAGCAGCGATAGTTTGCTGGATTTTTCTCGGCGTTATACCTTGGGTGATTAACCGGGGACACTACAGTGGGGGCGTAATTTTATATGGATGGTCATTGGGCAGGTTGGCGGTCAAGCCCCATTTGTGGGCTAGGTAGCCTTCAATGCGCTGGCGGGTGTCAGCACTTGCCAGACTGGAAGTTACTATAAGCTCTGCCCAATAACCGGAAAGAGAAGAAGCGCTTTCATTACCAAGTCTTAAGGCAAACTGTGGAGCCGTTGCAGAACTTGATGGAGAAACATTTGCGGCATTTGTGGCTATGGGGCTTCCTCCATTAAATCGTATAATTGATCTATCAGAGGCTGTGCCGTTAGTCGGGTCGGAAAGAATACTATAAAGAGTTGCAGTATTTAGAGCTGGATGAGTGCTATCTCCTGTATAGTTTTCAATCGCTGACGCGGCCTGTGTTGTGATATTTCTATGCCTAAACCCGTTATTATTCGGAGGAACGTCCACGCATAAAAACTGAACACCAGCAGTCAGGCCAGCAGATCTAGTTCCAATCATCTGCATGTTAGTACCAGGGTTTGCTGTTGACGCGGGCGCGGCTACTCCAATAATAGTGCTTTGGGCGCCGTGCATAAACCCCCAATCGCTAGCAGTTGCAGCGCCAATAAATAAAGTGCTGCCAAATGCAACAACACTGCGACCATTTAAACCCGCTGCGGTCAGCGTCGGCCTTGCGGAAACTGTTGATTGACTAAAAGTGCGGTTATTCCCGCTCTTGTCGTTCCACTGGCTCACCGCACCGCTTACCGTTGTCACCGTGCTGGCATCCGCCGCATCCAGCCATAGCGCCGTGGTGATTTGAGCTGGTGTCCAAAATGAATCATTCCAAGTGAATGTAGGGGTAATCTTCCAGCTCATCGCAACACCTCCGTGGCAGTGGTTAGTGGGCCTGGGTTTGTGTAGGTCATGGTATTGCAGCTCCAATGTCGGACATAAGTGTGGTGACGCGGGCATCTAGGAGGGCGAGGTCTAGGGATTCGCCGATGGAGTAGAAGGCTAATCTATTTGAAGAAAAGTAGACTCCTAGACGGAAAATATCAATATTTGCGGAATTAGGCGAAATGCTTGCTTGCGAGACGGAGTAATTGACCGCACCTGTTCTTCTTGTGTATCCACTTGCTTGTGATCGTGAAGCACCTGTAAAACCCGTATTTGATGTTGTAAATCCTGATTGCCCATTGGCATCGGTTAGGGAAGTGTACGAACCAGCAATATAGCTACTTCCTACGCCGAGGCAGCCAATCGGATTCGAAAATGGAGCCGTGGAAGAGTAGAATGAAAGGTGCCTGTTGTTCTGCGGATCAGCATTGTTGTTCCTATTGCTATCCAAATACTTCGTACTCCCATCTCCTTTCAACCCCGTCTCCCGGTTGTAGTCCCCAGCCACGAAATTGTAATTCGTCGGAGCCGTACCCACTAATGGCACTAACGCACCACTTAACGTCCTAGCACCAGCCAAAATACAGCTAGCCTTAATCGCGTCCCAGATACCATCGGACTTACATCCTTTGATGAAGGTGTTGTACGCTAACCGGACAGCAGGTTCCAACGCTTGACCATCAGCAGCCTCTACTGCTAAAACATAAGCTGCTGCATCTAAGTCGTCGGGAAACACCTGAGTTTGAGATAACGTCACCTTCCCAGGAATAGAAATTGGACTCATGGTATTGCAGCTCCTATATCTGTCATCAGCGTAGTGACGCGGTTGTCAAGGGCGGCGAGGTCGAGGGATTCGCCGATGCTGTAGAAGGCAAGACGGGCGTTAGAGATTTGATTTGGTGATCCATCGTCTCTGGCGAATACAAAGTGATTGTAGAATCCGCTAGGCGTCGTAGAAGTGTACGACCCAGAACTGATGGCGCCACCATTGATCGCGTCTACAGTGTCAGATGAGCTGCGGTTTGAGCCGATTAAGCCAACAACTGCGGAAAATGAAACGGTATTGCTTGTTCTGTTACGAGCGCCAGTGGTAAAAAAGTTGGACTGCTGAGTTCCGGTTGTAGCACCACCGGCTCCCATGAATGCAGCCCCAATAGTTGGAAGTTGAGTTGCGTAAACACACTGATGCAAGCTATCTGTTGGATCATCGTTGTCCGCTCTATTGCTATCCAAATACTTCGTACTCCCATCACCCACTAGACCAGTCTCACGGTTGTAATCACCAGAGACGAAGTTATTGTTGGTAGGTGCTGCCCCCACCAGCGGAACCAACGCCCCATTCAAAGTCCTAGCACCAGCAAGGATACAGGACGCCTTGATAGCGTCCCAAATCCCGTCAAGCTTGCAGCCAACCACAAAGTCGTTAATCGCCAAGGCAACATCACCTTCTATTGCTTGACCATCTGCTGCTTCTACTGCAGCAAGATACGTTTGGGCGTCAGGATCAGTGACGCCGTTGAAACTAGGCGCCCATACCAACGTCATACATCACCTCCGTCTACAACCGGCTGTGGTTCAGCCCACACACCATCAGTGAACTCATAGACAATATCAGTCACCGGATCGGTCCATTGATCTCCGTTCACCCAATCAACACCGTCATTATCGGTGGGGTAAACAACGACATAAGGGATAGCATCAGGCCCGGTATAGTTCGGGTTACCACGTCCATCAATAAGGAAGCGAGGTTCCACCACACCAGCAAAATAAGGGCCAACCTTATACAACTCAGCGCGTTGCCTTACTGTCTCTACAACACTTGCTGCGAAGTAATCTTCAGCCGTCGTAGCAGTTGTACTGCCTTGAACAGTGCTGAATTCCGCTGCCAAGGCAGGCAGCAGCTCATCGGGGATGTCAATCTGAAATTGAGCCATGGTCAGTTACCTCAGGTTTTGATGATAGCGAAGCCAATCACGATGGCTTCACTTAAGGAGCCTGTTGTGACATTGCGGACATTGATGCTGGCAGAACCAGCAGCGGCTTGAGCGTTTAAGGTGTAAGCTCCCGCAGTGCCACCAGAAATGTGATTAAGCAGCAACAAATCGTTGGCCGCAATGCTGCTATTTGTAAGCGTAAAACTCACTGTGGCGCCAGAACTCAATGCAGCTCCGTTCATAGTAATAGCACCGCATGGAGCATTCAACGTAACAGCAGTGCTCTTGTTCGTTGATTGAGTGACGGTGCTTCGGCCAGAAACGTAGCCAAATGTGCCAGCGGTAGAGCTGTAACCAAGATTGCCGCCACCACTTACGCCAGCATTGTTGAACAGTACAGCACCGTTGATGCCTTGAACAAGAGCTACAACACCAGTTGCATCCGGGAAGCTGATGAAACGATCAGCCGTAGCAGTGATGCTTTGAACAGTAGTAGTGTATGTACCACCATCATCGAGGTTAACGTCGCCGCCAACACCAAGCTCCTTGCTGGTGTCGTTCCAGGTCAGATCCGAGCTAGCGGCAAGGCCAGATGCACCATCGTTGTATTGAATCTCATTAGCACTGCCCGCAGCAGTAGCACCAGCCGAGCCAGGTACCCATTCGCTAGCACCATTATCCCAAACCAGTGCTTCGCCGTCATTAGGCGGTGTAGATGTTACATCAACATCGGTTAGATCATCCAGTTGCGTGACTAGAGTCGGGGTGCCACTCAGATCGCTGTAAGCCCCAGTGCTGGCAACCGTGGCTAGCCCCAGCGTTGTGCGTTGCGCTGCTGCATC